GATTTCTTGGACCCATTTCCTATGTGTAGCCTCAACCCAATCTAAGTCTTGTGTAGCTTGACCATCACCACGACGATAGTAAGTATCAGATACGCGTATCTCCTTTAGTAGATTCCAGACATCAGCAGCCATTGGTACATCTACCCAAGGGTTATTTCTTAATTCTTTTTGTCTGTTCTCCAAAATCTATTCGCCAAATATCCACCCAAATCATATTTACCAAGCCTTAGCTTGTTTGGGTATTTGTGATGTACCTTATGGTAACCATCTCCACCTAAAATCCAATTCATCCAAACACCGTCGGTTGGTCCATTCCAATGTCCAAATATATTTAACATACCAAATCCTACTTTAGCAAATACATAAGGCATAAACGCTGCACCCCACCAGAAGTATGGAGAGATTAATAAACAAGCAGCCCAGTAATATAATAGAAATTCTTTCCAATTCTCATGCGCCCAAACAAGTCTTGGGTTATCATATAAGTCTCTTGCAAATTTAACTGGAACATGGTGTATGTTCCAAGTAGTTAAAGCTACTTTAGTATATCCTATCTCTTTATAATTATGTGGGTCAAGTGGTCCTTCCGTATCTGCATGGTGCATCCTATGACTAGATACCCAACCAATAGGCGTCCTAACACAAGCAATCATAATCATTATTATGAATCCCCATTCGTGTGCTACACTTGTTTTAAATTGGCTATGAGCAAAGTATCTATGTAGTCCTACAGATACTCCATAGTGTGTAACTATCTGACACCATAAGAATCCCCATAGTGTTGCCCAACCTAATAGTTCCATATTCATAATTTAATACCATTTAAGATTTTATATAACTATTTATAATGTTATAAATAGAGATATAATTAAACGATTTTAGAGTAATATAATAATGTTGAATATAGTATGTACAAGCAAACCCGTTGATGGTTTATTATATTATAGTTATGAATATTGTTCACACTTAAATGAAGAAGGCATATCTGCTCAAGTTTATGTTATAACCCATAGAGATTTTACTTCAGGTGATTATACTGAAGCTCTTTCAGATAAATATATTCATTGTAAAAATATAGTATTTAATAATGAATATATAGCTGATGATTCTATAACAATGATTATGGGTAATAGTATGATGACATTGGCACATATGGGCTGGCGTGATTATACTAAAATACAACAGGCTTCTCTTAAAAAATTATTTGGTAATAAACTTATTTCTGTTTATTCAGAAAATCATCCTACTTATTATCCTAAAGCTGAAAAGTTTTTTTCACCAAAACAAATTATTAGTTTATGTGATACTGATGTTTATCCTAATGGTGTTGGTAATCATTTTGAAAAAATAATTAATTTTGATATATACAAAGAACCAAAAGATGAAATTGAATTTGAACATTTATTTTTAGGAACTAATAGAGAGTATTATGAAACATTACAAGAAGTAATACATGAATATCCAGATCATGGCATATTAACTTATCACCAAGATAGATATTTAGATTTAGAAAATAATAATCTACGTTGTCCTGTTCCTAATCTGTTAGGTAAATTTAATACATATGTTTATACAAAAGATACATTCGATCCTGCTCCAAGAATATTTCAAGAATGTAGATACTTTGGTAAAAAAATAATTTATTTAAGAGATAATCCTGGTAAAGATGGTGGACATTGGTATTGGAAAAGAGGAATAAAGAAACAAGATATATCAGAAATTATTACAGCCATTGATACTATTGAAGGTAAAATTTCATTAACCACTGAATTAGTTACAACACACCCAGTAAAACAAATTGGTTTATTACCACCAGCCGATACAGTAGAATTCACTATTAATAAATTAACTTTAATTGATAGAATAAATAATAATAAAGTTTGGTTTTGTTGTATACCGTGGCTTATGGTTTTTACTGATGAGATGGGTGATTATGGTCAATGCAATTTTGGTCTTCGCGAAGGAAAAAAAACATTACACAATACTTCAATTAAAGATTGGATGACTAGCGATGAAATGGAAAATATTCGTAAAGAAATGGTAGACCCAGATACTGATTTTAAAACTGTTAACAAATGGTGTATAAAATGTATAAATGATGAAAAACGTATAAAAAGATCTAGAAGAATGATAGCTAATAAGCAGTATGGACAGGAGGTTAATGAGTCTATTAATTGGAACATTATCATGAATTCTGCAACAAAATCTATGAGAGGTGAACCATACCAGTTTAAAAGCTTAGGAAGAATTCTTGAAATTCAAGTAAAATCCTTTGGTATAGAATGTAATTTAGATTGTCATATGTGTCATCACTTTAGTTCTTCAATTAGAACTAAAATGGCGTTTGAAAAAGGTGTATGGAATAGTGTTGTGTGGGGTGATAAAGAACATAAAAGAAATATGTCAAATAAAGCTATTGCTAAGAAACCAGTAGACGAAATAAATAATCAAATTGTAGAACTTGCTCCATACATTTATAATTTAAAAATTATTGGTGGTGAGCCATTAATTATGAAAAAACATTATGAGCTATTAGATAAATTAATAGAAGCAGATGAAGCTAAACATATACAAATAAAATATCAAACAAATGCAACTACAACAGTTGCTGGTAAACATCGTATATTTGATTATATTCCAAAATTTAAAAGTGTTATAATATGTGTATCTTTAGATGGAGTTGGAAAATATAATGATTATATTAGAAGAAGATCTAATTATAAAACAATTAAAAAGAATATAGAAAGATTTGATAAATATCCAAATGTTCAAGTTGATATAAATTCTACAGTTACATTTTTTAGTGTATTACACTTATATGAAGTTCAATCTTTTCATCATCAACCTCATAGTTGGTGGCCAGTAGATAATCCATCTCAAATGAAAGCTAATAATTTACCACAAAAAATAAAAGATAAATTAATTCCTAAATATGAAAAGATTCCACATATGAAAGAAATTGCCGATCTTCTTAGATTACCACCACAACCAGATTTTAATGCAAAGGAATTATATAAATATTGTATGGATACAGATAAATCATATAAAGGAACTAAATGGGAAATGAATTTATTAGATGTATTTCCAGAATTAAAAGAATTTTATGAATAACACACTTCCAAAATATATGACAAGGAATGGTCCAGGTGACACATCAAAACCTAATGAAATTAATACAGATGCTTGGTTTGGTAGACCTGTTAATGAATATTTAAATGATTATAAATGGTATATGACATCACCAAATGTACTTAAAAAAGGGTCAATAGGTCAACAAGCTAAAGACCAAGAAATTTTCTTTTGTGACATTCCATTTAGTCAAGTATATATTGAAATGGGCGGGCATTATGCAGCATGTTGTTTTGGTGCAGAGGCAGATGGCCAGAATGGATTACCAAGTCATAATGTAAATAATACATCATTAGTAGAATGGATGAAAGATAGCACCTATATGAATGAAATTCGTAGTGAGATGTTAGACCCAAATTCTAAGTTTGAGACTACTAAAAAGACATGTAAGAGATGTATAGATGATGAAAACCGTTATGGTAGGTCTAGAAGAACTGCTTGTATGAAAATACATACCAATGACCAAGAATATTGGAAAAAGATTGAACAAATAGCTCAGATGTTTAAATTAACTGGTGAATGGGAATTTGAAAGCAGAATACTTGAAGTTCAATTAAAGGTTTACGGTGATGAGTGTAATTTAGACTGTTATATGTGTATGCATGATAATTCTACAATTCGTCAAAAGGTTGCTTTGGAAGGAGTATGGAACCAGGTAATATTTAACGATCAATCCTGGAGTATACCAATAGAGAATAATTATGGACACACCAATTTTAAACATGATAATAACAAGGGCGATAAAGCAAAATCTTTTATAGACCAAACTCTTGCTATAGCTCCATATATTAATACTATAAAAATTATTGGTGGCGAACCACTCATTATGAAAAAACATTATGAGCTATTAGATAAATTAATAGAAGCAGATGAAGCTAAAAACATCGTAGTTAAGTATCAAACGAATTTAACTGAAACAAAAGCTGGTAAACATAATATTTTTAACTATATACCTCACTTTAAACTTGTTTCTATGGTTGTATCTGTTGATGGTATTGACAAAACTATAGAATACATGCGAAGAAGATGTAATTGGAATCAGATTATAAAAAATATTACCTATTGTAGAAGATACGATAATGTCAATGTTGATTTTAATGGACTACTTTCTTTTCTGAGTGTAATGAGATTTTATGAAGTTATAGATTGGTGTTTAGAAAATCCTATTATAGATACAATAAACTGGGCTATGTTAGAAACTCCAAAACATTTGAGAGTTAATAATTTACCAAAGAAAATAAAAGATAATTTAATTCCTAAGTATAAACAATGGCCTGATATTCAAGCAGCACTTGAATTACCAGCTGAAGAGGATATAGATATTCAAGAGGTTTTTGATTACTTATTAAAACAAGATGAATACTATAAAGGAACAAAATGGGAAATGAATTTATTCAATGTATTCCCAGAACTAAAAGAATTTTATAAGGAAAAATAAATGAGTAAAAAACTTCCAAAATTTATGACTAAAGGGGGACCTGGTGACAAAGATTTTAAAATATCTAAGCTTGGTGGTAAAGTTGATACATCTGAATGGTTTGAAAACCAATTGGAGACAGATAGATGGAGTTATACTGAAGGTATACTTGACAAAGGAACAATAGCTCAACAATCTAAAGACCAAGAAATTTTCTTCTGTGATATTCCATTCACTCAAGTATATATCGAAATGGGTGGAAATTACGCAGCATGTTGTTTTGGCGCAGAAGCAAATGGTAAAGATGGTTTGCCAAATCATAATGTACTAAACACAACATTAGAAGAATGGATGAGAGATAGTACTTATATGAATGATATTCGTAGCGAAATGTTAGACCCAAATTCTGAATATAAGATGGTTAATAAAACATGTAAGAGATGTATAAAAGATGAAGCACGTTATGGTAGGTCTAGAAGAACTGCTTGTATGAAAATACATACTCAAGAACCAGACTATTGGGAAATGATTGACCGTTCAGCTCAATTGTTCTTAGCAACTGGAAAATGGGAGTTTGAATATAGAATGCTTGAAGTCCAATTAAAGGTTTATGGTTCTGAATGTAATTTAGATTGTTATATGTGTTTGCATGACAATTCTACAATTCGTCAAAAGGTTGCTATAGAAGGTAATGTATGGAACGATGAAATATTTGGAAAAACTTCTTTAAAACAATTTGAAAATCGTATGGAATGGATAGCACAAGATAAAACTTCTATAATAAATTCCCCACTAGTAAAGACTCTTGCCGATGGTAGTAAAGTAATACCAATACAAAATGTAGATTATACAATAACTAATAAAGAATCTATGATAGACCAAACTGTTGGTTTAGCACCATATATACGAAGTATAAAAATTATTGGTGGTGAACCACTAATTATGAAAAAACATTATGAACTATTAGATAGATTAATAGCAATAGATGAAGCTAAACATATTACAATTAAATATCAAACAAATTTAACTGAAACAAAGGCTGGTAAACATAATATTTTTAATTACATACCAGAATTTAGAAAAGTTTCTATGGTTGCATCTGTTGATGGTATTGGTAAAACTATTGAGTATATGAGAAGAAGATGTAGCTGGGATAGGATTGTAAATAATGCTGAGATTTGTAATACATATGATAATGTTGATGTAGATTTTAATGGATTAGTTTCTTTCCTTAGTGTAATGAGATTTTATGAAGTTATAGATTGGTGTTTAGAAAATCCTATTATCGATCAGATAAATTGGGCAATGTTAGAAACCCCAGTACTTTTAAGAGTTAATAATTTACCAGAGAAAATTAAAAAAGATTTAATTCCTAAATATGAAAGATGGCCTGATATTCAAGCAGCACTTAAAATGCCAGCTGAAACAGACTTTTATCATGAAGGTGAACTATATGCAGATATTGATATTAATAATGTTTTAGATTATTTATTAGATACAGATGAATATTATAAAGGAACTAAATGGGAAATGAATTTATTTGAAGTGTTTCCAGAGTTAGAAGAATTTTATACACCAAAGGAGAATAGAGCTAGGCCTAATATAGGTTTAGAAAGGGAACCAAAATTTATGTTCCCATCAGACTATGAATAAAAAACTTCCCAACTATATGACTAAAGGGGGACCTGGCGATGCGTTCCTTGGTGATGGACAAGTAGATACAAGTAAATGGTTTGAAGAAGTTGATGTTTTAGAAAATCAAATTAAAAATGAAGAAATTTGGTTTTGTGGAGCACCATTTCAAATGTTATATACTAGTACAGCAGGAGAACTTCAACCTTGTTCTTGGGCTAAAGAAACAGGTCCAAGCGTTGAGAATGTAAGTGTTACAGAATACTTTCTTAAAGATGAAATGCTAAATAGGTTACGTACAGAAATGCTTACTCCTGGTTCTAATCTTACACTTGTAAATGAAATATGTAGAAATTGTAGATACCAAGAAGAACATTATGGAAGATCAAGACGTCAAGCTTCTTTAAAAATTCAATCAAATAATAAAATACTTTGGCCACGCATACGTAATTCTGTTGAGGAATTTAAAAAGGATGGAAGAGTTACATTAAAAGATAGATTATTTGAAGTACAAATAAAAGCTTTTGGTAATCAATGTAATTTAGATTGTTATATGTGCATTCCATATGATTCTAGTACTAGACTTCAAACAATACATTCAGCTGATTTAGCCGATGAACAAATTTTTAGTCAATATGCTAAAAGGAGAATAGCTGGTTTAGATAAACAAACACTTGATTCTGTTATAGATAACATTGTTGATGTGGCTCCATACATATATAATCTAAAACTAATTGGTGGAGAGCCTTTAGTAATGAAAAAATTCTATACCCTATTAGAAAGAATAGTTGAAACAGGAGAAGCTAAAAACATCATAGTCAAATATCAAACAAATATGTCTGTGTTAGAGTTTGAAAAAATAAAAATCTCAAAATTTATTCCTCACTTTCATATATTTGAATTTACAGTATCACTAGATGCAAT